GAAATGGGCGGCTAAGGGTAAGCGCGCAAGATTATTTGAATTTAAGTCACTAGATCCAATTGTGGGAGATGCGCTTAACCGTTGTGCTTTTGATGGTGATTTAGACACTGCGCGAGCGCTGGCTAAGGCTTATCTAACATGATTGAGGGCGCTCTCAAGGCAGATGGGCGCTTAGCGGCAAAGAACGCGGTGAAGATTAGAGCGGCACTGCGCCAGGTGGCAGACTTCAAAAGAGTCTTTAATAAATACCAGGAGACGCAACCGCAACCTACGGATAATCCTGCGCAAGATCGCGCCCGCGCTCGCTCATGGATCATGCTCAATGTGTACATCAATGATGAGCCGTTGCGTTTGGCTGTTACCCGCGCATGGCAAGAGGCTTTTATTTTGGGTGAGGTAGCCGCAGATGAATGGTTACGCAAAACGCGTGAGGCAAATAAGGCTGATGACATTAGCGTTAATTGGGATAATTGGAAACCTGGTGATGTAGATACTGCGCTGAACATTAAAAATTTTCAAAAGTATTTAGAAAAAGTCAATGCAGATAGTTACTTCAAAACTTTTAATAAAGAAACTGTAATAAATTTAGGCACTGCTCTTTCTGACTCAATTGAACTTGGTTTAGATGCTGAGAGCGCGGCAGTAATGATTAGCAAACATGTAGCAAGCCCTAGCCGCGCCCTAACTATTGCCATTACTGAGCAGAACCGCGCTATGTCATTTTCAACTATTGAGCGTTACAAAGATGCTGGCCTAGCAAAGATGGAATGGGCCGTATCTGATCCATGTGACATTTGCGCAAAGAATGATGGGCAAGTAATTCAGATCGGGCAATCATTTGCATCAGGAGATCAACAACCCCCTGCTCACCCACATTGCCGTTGTGTATTGCTACCTGTAATTCCTGGCATGGAAGATGATGACCCTATGGGCATTGATGGCGGACTAGCGCCTATGCCTGATGGAGCGCCTATTGTTGAATTGCCTACTGAGTCTATTTCTAATGGATACCGTGTATTTACTGATAAAGGACAACAACGCAATGAATTTGTCAAATACCAATTAGAAAATAAAAAGTTTATGGAGTTGGCTTATGAAAAACCTGGTACGCGCGGCCAAACAGAAGGTTTCTACGCATTAAGAGATTACAAATCATACGGTTACGGAAAAGTTAATGAATACTTACGAACAGGTCAAGTATCTCCACTTGAAGTAAATTATGTAAAACAAAATGTTGCGGTTATAGACAAGATAATGAACAACGCACCAGGTTTACCTGAACCAATAGTTACATACAGACTGATTGGGCAAGGAAATCTTGCCACTCAAATAGATGAATTGTTTGATGGTTTAATCCCAGGTGATGTGTGGATTGATAAAGGTTATTCATCAACAAGTCTTGATGGAAAATTTGTTGAAACATTCAAAAACGGTTGGTTAATTGAAATTGAAAATCCTCAAGGCACTAAAGGGGTCATGCTTGATGGGTTATTAGGAAAAAACGGTTATGAAAATAAAGAAAGTGAATGGCTACTGCCTAGAAATACTAATTTTGAAGTAATAGAAACAAACCCAACAAACAAAACAATGAAGGTTAGGGTAAAACAATGAGCATAGAAAACTTCATACTGACTGACTCTGAAGGCATTATTGTAATTAAAAAAGACAAAAGTGTAATTTATGAGTCAGTACAAGGACAAACAAACCCGACTCCTGTAAGCAAAGTTGATACAGTTAGTGATAAGGCTCTGAAGGGATAACAATGGCTGACGGGTTTGTTCCACCGCAAGAGGTGCGCAATAACGCTAAGCGTGGATTAGAACTGCGGGCTAAACATGGCCGTGGCGGAACAGAGGTGGGCGTTGCCCGCGCCCGCGACTTATCAAACGGAAAAGCATTATCATTAGACACATTAAAGAGAATGAACTCTTACTTTGCTCGCCATGAAGTTGATAAAAAAGGTGAAGGCTGGGGCGAAGATAGTGCAGGTTACATTGCTTGGTTGCTTTGGGGCGGAGACGCTGGTAGAGCATGGGCTAAAAGAATTACCAGTGAACAGGAAAACAAGGAGAAATCAATGGCTAGTAATCTAACAACCAACTCATACTTTAGTATTGAAAAGGCTGACCGTAACGCAGACGGCACAATGACCGTTTACGGAAAGGCAACAGATGACTCACTAGACATTGATCAACAGATTTGTGATGGCGATTGGCTTAAGCGCGCAATGCCCGCCTGGTTTAAGTCAGGCGGAAACATCAGAGAACAACACAGCCAAATTGCCGCAGGCGTTGCTAAAGAGTATGAGGCAAAGGCTGATGGACATTACATTGGCGTGTTGGTTGTAGATCCTGTTTCAGTCAAGAAGGTAGATGCTGGCGTACTCAAGGGCTTTTCAGTAGGCATTAAAAACCCACGCGTTGTTCGCGATAGCAAAGCAGCAAATGGCCGCATTGTTGATGGACAGATTGTAGAAATTTCTCTAGTGGATCGTCCTGCCAATCCTAACTGCCAATTGGTTTTGGCTAAGTCTGTTGATGGCGAGAAGGACTTGGTTCAGGTAGAGGAATGGATTGAGAAAAAAGAAGGCGAGCAAGATCCTTCTCAAGTAATTAAACCCCGTAAGGGTGAGCCTGCGGATAAAGAATTATACGCAGAGGTCATTAGAGCGGCTAAAGCAAAATTTGATGTGTACCCATCTGCCTACGCTAATGCCTGGGTAGTGCGCGAATACAAAAAGCGCGGTGGCAAATACAAGGCAGAAAGTAAGGAAAAAGGTTTACAATCTGACGGTAATTTAATTAAGGAGAACCCAATGGAAACAGAAACAATTGCCGTACCTGAGTCTATTTTGGGTGATCTTTTCAAGTTTGATAAAGGTGAGTACGAGCGCGCCCGCGAAGCGTTAGCAAATCTCATTTCTATTGAAGCGCAAGAAATGAAGGAAGGTCACAATGAACTTTCTTCTATCTCACATTTACTAGAAGCCGTTTCTCATCTCCATGCTTGGTATGAGGGCGAAGAAGCAGAGGGAGAAGTCATGGAAGAAACGGAAATTGAAATGGCAGTAAAGCCTGAAGAAAAAGAAATCATGCCGAAAAAGGGCGAAACATTAAAAGAATTTAAGGCGCGTTGTAAAGAAGCAGGCATGGCTGAAGGTTATGCTGAAAAGTGTTACAACAAATACATGGCCGCTGAAAAAGAAATAGAAGCATCAGCCGCGGCTACTGACATGACACCAACAGCGGAAACAGGTGCAAACCTAGACACCGCAACAATCATTCCTCCTGCGGATACACCAAAATCTGCGGAAGCAGAAGAAGCACCAGTTGTAGAAGAAGTTGCTGAAGAAGCACCTGCGGCTGAGGAAGTTACAGAAGAAGTTTCTGTTGATGAAAACTCAACAGATAAGTTAGAAGCCATAGTAGAAGAAGTGGTGGAGAAAGCAACAAAGGCTCTCAAATCAGAGATTGCCAACCTTGTGTCTGCAAAAGAGGCGGCTGAGGTGCGCGCAATGAGTTTGGAAACTGAGTTAGCAACCGCTAAATCTTTGGCTCTAGGTGGTGGCCCAAAGCGAACAGTAAGCCCAATAGATGTGAAAACAACTAATGACTTGCTAACTAAAGCCGCTGTTTACAAAGAAAAAGCAAAAGCAACAACAGACATAACACTTGCTAAGGGTTACAAAATACTTGCAGATGAATACATTGCAGAGTATGAAAAAACCCTTGATAAGTAACCCAACCTAATCTCTGAAAGGAAACACAAATGGCACTTACACCTCCAAAGGTGGCCGATCTATTCAGTGATGCAACTCCTAAAGAAGCCGCAGAACGCTTTGAGGAATACTCAGGCGAACTCTCAAAGAGTCTTTCACGCGCTTCACATGTACCAGGACAAGCACCACAGGCAGATCCAATCTCAACACTTGAAGCACTAGCGGCTAACAAGTCACTTACAGGTGACGCTATGAACGGTTTGAATACTGCTCTAGCGGCTCAGCGCATGGCAATGCAGGACATTCAGAAGGAAATCACACTTACTTCTCCTTTGTCATCTTCATTTGCGGCGTTTGACCTTGAAGCACCTGCGAAGTTGCTTACACCACGCCCTACTCCACTTCGCAACCGTATTCCACGCAAAAAGGGAATTGGTACATCTCACCGTGTAAAGAGAATTCTTGGTTACACAGGTACAGGTACAGGCGGACAAGGACAGATTTGGCCTGGTATTACAGAAAGCACACAGAATAACTTTGCTGGTGGCGGTTCTACTCCACTTGAGTTAATCCGTGGCCCACAGATCTCTTACACAGCAGATGATCTAATCTTGCCTTACAACTCATACTCACTATCTGATCAGGTTTCATTTGATGCAAACTTCTCAGGTATGGGTTATGAGGATCTACGCCAGTTATCATCAACTTCTACTCTATACGCAACAATGCTTATGGAAGAACGCATGATGCTAATGGCTCGCGGAACTGCATCAGGTTACTCAGGAGCGATTGCCGCTCCAACAGCACTTGTTGCATCATCTCCTGCGGCAACAGGTTCACAGACTGCACTAGCGGCAGGCCTTTACTTCATCTACATCACCGCAGACGCAGGTATTTCTGCCAACGGTTTTGGTGAGTCAATCGTTTCAGCCGTTGCATCAGAGACAGTTGCATCAGGTGATGTTCTTTCTGTTTCCTTCACAGGATCAGTTGGCGCACTCGGTTACAATGTTTATGTTGGAACTGCA